CAGCTCGTCACTGAAGAACCGACCCAGGCCAGCTGTTGTGTCCGTGAGCAGGTAGTACACCAAATCAGGGAACAGGTTGGATGGCCCTGTGGAGTTCAACTCGCTTGGGTGAAACCGCCTGACGCTGATGCCCTCAGCCAGCCATGCACGCACCTGATCAACGCTTGTGAAATCACGGCCAGCACGCAAGGCCAATGCACAAGTCGTCAGCTTCTGGTACGACGGTGGTAGCTCAGGCTTGACTGTTTCAGTCACATAGACAATGTTGTGCTCAGGCTGGCTTTCGTTTGATTTGGTCAGCTCTGTGTAGTTGCTGATGTCCGTGATCTGACCAGCCTCTTCAAAGATGCGCTCAGCGACAACCTCACTGGCTGCAAACTCAGCTAGCTTGTCGCCATCTAGCGCTGCAACAGGTTGTGTCACCGCAGACACCTGATAGAAGATGCCGACCTGCGAACCAGGCATACGGAACGGGTTGCCCGACGACACAGGGACTGCATCCAAAATTCGGGTGCCAACCGTCCAGTTGCCGACACTTGTTTCGGGCTTCACTCTGACGGTCTCAAAGTCGTAAACCCTGGTCACACCAAAGGTTTGCTTGAATGTTGCAGGTGCATCCACCACCTTGGCGCTGTATTCAATCTGCACACTGCGATCTGCATCAGTCAGCGTCCGAATTGCAGTGCGTACGGTGCCGACTGCATACTGCTGCGCATTGCCAAGCACCTCGTACGAATAGCCGTTCTCACGGCCAGACATGCCGCTCGTAACCGAGACCTTGGTAACGCGAACACGAACGCCAACACGGTCGTAGTTGTTTGGGTTGCGTGGGTTGCTAGGTGAACAGTCGATGCGGCAGTTGAACACGTCCCCCTGATTCATGAACTGGCTGCTGCCAACCACCGTGATGGCCTTCAACGTCCATGCCCTGTATCCAGGGAAATATGGGTTGCTGTCGGGAAAATAACTATCAACCTCACCGTCGAATTTCAGCGTCAGCGATCGGCCGCCATTCAAGTTCGGGAAAGTCCGAGTGGCGGAACGCTTCAGACCAAACGTATCAGCCTGGCCCCACAGTTCCCAGAAGAACGCTGTCTGGCGGTACTGCGTGCCAGGGGGAACAGAATCCCAATCAACAAACGCAACCGCTTCTGCTTTTGCTGTGTCATCTGTGAAATCAGGGAAGTACGCAGCAATGAAGACCGTCTGCGGGACGGGGATAAAGGTTGGAGGTGGTGGCCCGCCTGGATCGCCAGGATCTGTGCCGCCCGTCGAATCCAAGCCAGCAGCAAGCTCAGGCGCAAAGTCGACTTCGGCCTTACGCACCAGCCGACCAGCTGACTGGACCGTGAAGGTGCCGTATTTGGTGGTGTAAGACCTGTTAAGCAGCACGCCCTGCTGCTTGAAATCAGCTAGACGGGCATCCAGCAGCCAGAACTCAGCGTCTTCTGGGCTGTTCTGCACCAGGTCGGCGCCGTTCTTCGGGATGAACCGATACTCGTACTCACCGCGTTGCGGGTGGATGAATCGGAGGAAGTTGTATTGATCGACTGGTCTGCCACCACGGATGGCGAATTGCTCGCCAAGGTCAGTCCATGGAAACTCACTGCCGTCTGCCTGTGCACCTGCTGGACGCAGGAAAACCGTGAAGACCGATGTGCGATTGAAATACAGGCTCTGAGTGCCTGAGTTCAGGCTGTCGCCACGCTTGTCTGCCTTCCTCATGCCCTTTGGCTCAGGCAACGAGGGGAAGTTGCAAAGCCCGTTGGCGCGATTCCACACCTGGCTTTTCAGTCCAAACTCAGTGCTGTCGCACGGACGGCTGTTGCGCACCAGACCAAACGAAACACGTTGGAGTGGGTAGTACCCAGGACCAACGGTCAAACCTTTCAGCTCTGGAATGCCATAGGTGTAAGTGCCGCGGCCTTGGTCGTCGGTGCGGACTGCACGGTCAACAGCAAGCTCACTGACTGCGCCGATATTGCTGCCTTGGGCGCCAGGGTTGGCAAACACCTCCAGGCATTCAAGCGTGATGGTTTGGGTGCCGCGATCGACAAAAGGTCCAACTGCATTGGCACCCCAGACGCTTTGCGAGCGGGATTTCACAACCCAGACCGTGCGCGCGATCATCACGATCTGACCGACTTGCAGGAGGTCATCAGCCTCCTCACGCATTCGGATCGTTGCGTTGTTGATGTCGTCAACGTTGACGTCGTTCTTGTCTTCCTCTGTCCAATACCGATCTTTGGCAACGAATCCGCCGCGGATCTCAAAAACGCAGGTGCTGCCTTTGCTTACCGAATAGCGTTGCTTGTGGCCATCAGGTCCGCCAGGTGGGCGTTGCCCGTTGACGCTAAGGATGCCCATCCAGCGGCAATACTCACGCCCAACACCCTTCTGGCCAAGCTGACGGACCTCCTCAAGGCTGCTTGCGTCATAGTTGCCTGAGATCTTGATGCGACGACGGCGGCTGGGTGATAGATCGCTCTGCTTGGTCCCCTCGTTGTCGGGCAGCGGTACCAGCTCAAAGTTGACGCGATAGCCCGTGCCGTTTGCCACAGAGCTATAGCAACCAAAGCTGGTGTTATTTGACGGCGTATAGGTCTGCGCGAAAACGATGTCCTGAGTTGCCGTGCGGCTTGGCGCTAGGAAGATGTCATTGTTGGTCTGAGGGTCGCCAGCATCAGGCTTGGCTCGTGTGCCGTATGCAAAGTTGCTGGCCAGGATGCGACCACTGGTATTGCTGTTGCGGTTCCAATAGAACGCAAACTTGTTCGTTGAAATGCCCGATAGCGGCGTGGTGCCAATGAAGATGCCAGGCAGGTCAGGCTTTTCAATGCCCTGGCCAAGACCCTGCTCACCGATCACGAACAGCAGCTTGACGCCTTGCTCGTTTCCGTAGCTGAACGCACGGGACCACACCAGCTGCGTGCCAGCCAGCACGCCACCGATCGAACTTTCGCGCTTGGCAAACACCACCGCGATCGGTTCGGCATAGGTTGCAACGTCGTTGATGCTGTCAAAGCCAGCAGTTGCCCCAAAACGCTCAGAGCCCTGACGGCTTGCCAGCCTGATGTTCTTGCCCTTTCGCCCTTGTTCCTGCGGTGTTGGTGGCTTCGGTGCCAGCAACGCACTGGCAGCGGACAAGGCCACGCCAATCACAAGGCTGACAATGATCGAGACAGGATCACATCGGATGTCAGGGATGTGTTCATACCCTGTTGGCCTGGTGCGGCTCTTGAATTCAACCTCGCGCACATATTCCCGATATTCCTCTTCGCTGCACCCGAGCGCGCGAATCAGCTCTTGCTCGTAGGGCAATAACGCACGGTCCAGTGCGTGCTCAACTGATCGATAGGGCACCAGCTGACCGCGTTTCGCATCTCGCTGATGTGAAGTGCGCCCAGCTGCCATACGACTCCAAACATTGGTTGCTGCCCAGCTAAAAGCAGCACATCCCCATCGTAGGTCAGCCCCTCAACTCGTTTGCCCCATTTCAACAAGTCCCGCAAATACCCTCGACGGTGCATTCCATACCAACCCTCGTTGAACGCAGGCGTTGGGATCTCCATGCACTGCAGAGCCAAATACACCAGCTGAATGCAATCGATATGGCCATCGCCTCCGCCTATGCGGTACGGCAAGCCAATCAGCTCACGACAGCTGGATATTGGCGCTAGTGGGAAGGTTGCCGACAAGCTTCTGCGTCAGACGACGGGCAGGCACCTCGCCGCCCACTGCATCGATCAGCGTATTCAATCGGATATTAATCGCCGTTTCATCCCAGGCACCACTGGTGATCTGGCCCACGTAGGTAAACAGCGGGTTTTGCTGCGCCTTGTTCTCTGGGTTAAACAGGACCACCTTCACAGTGGCCAGCCACTTGCCCTGCACTGACGACAAGGCCCACTGGCGCGACAGGTCGTTGTTTGGAAAGACCAGCGTGGCATCGATGTTGTCGCCTTGCCTGTTGGTGGTCAGACCGCTGAACCCAAACGGCACGAAGCTATACCCGCTAACCGTTTCGCTGATCCAGAAGTTCTGCCAGCGAAAAACTGATCCGCTTTGCTGCTTGAGGTCTAGGAACTGACCGATTGCAAATTCCATCTCGGCTTACATCCCCACCCGACGGCGTGTAGAGGGGCTTTGCTGCAGCTTGCGCAGTGCACGGGCTTCACCAGCACGGCTTGCTTGGTCGACAATAGCTGGCACCTGATCCTGTCGGATGTAATTGGTGTCATTGAACTGCATCACACCACCGTTGATGTTGATCTGCGTTGGCTGGCTTGCGACTGCAATCGCTTCGTTGGAACTGATGCCACCAGCACCTTCAACGAAACCAGCCTGACGGGCATTGCCAGGGCTGTACCGAGACATCGCAGCCTTGGTGCGTTCGTCGTTGTTGCCATAAACCATCCCGCCGCTGCCGTTCATGGTCAGCAGTTCGGGTCCGTTCTCGCCGACCAGATAGCTGCTGTTTGGGCTTACAGGGCCACCACCAGCACGAGTGCCGCCAAATGCTTGGGACAGGAAGCTGAAAACACCAACGCCATCGCTGCCACCAAGAGCACCAAATGCTTGGGCCAAGGCGTAGAAGATCAACAGCTTGCCAACTGCTTTCAAGATGTCAGCGGCCAAGCTCTTCAACTCTTCACCGAGATTGGCAGTGCCGCTAGCCAGTGCATCAATGGCACCACCAACACCGCCAGCGATCTGGTCCGCAATGCCTGAATACAAACCGTCTAGCTGTTCTTGCTGAACCTTGATGGCCGCGGCTTTTTTCTGCGCTTCATCAAGCTGTGCATTGGCAGCACGCAGCTTTTCGAGCTGCTCATCCGTAATCCATGGATTGTTCTTGCGCAGCTCAGCCAGCTTTTGCTCTAGCGCAATCGACTTGCGCTGCTCGTCTGAAGTGGCACCAGCCAATTCAATTTGATCTTCATAGCCCTTGAGTAGGTCTTCAAAGGTCTCAAGCTGGCTTTGATATTCCTTTTGCTGCTTGAAGGTCAGCTCCTGCAACGACGCGGCAGTATCAAGCCTCACCTCTTCAATCTTGGCTGCACGCAGCTTTTCGTCGGTCTCGTTGCGAGTGATGTCAGCGACCTTGGCCTCACCTTCCAGAAGACGCTTCTGGAATTCCAGGTCAAACTCTGCCGCCTTGTTTTCCTCAAGCTTTGCGTTGCGGATCTGATTCTCTAATGCTGCCTTCTGTCGCAGCAGGTTGTTGCCCGCTTGCAAATCAGCAAGCTCTTTTGCCCTGCGTGCAGCTTCCTGAGCGGCCTTGTCAACACCACCACCACCACCACCACCGCCACCGCCGCCGCCACCAGCGCCAGCTCCTCCTACAGCACCAGAGGGGACAGGGGGTGCTTTGTATTGAATCTGCCCAGCGCCTTTCAGTGCCGCTCCTGCTTTACCAGCACCAGCCACGCCTTGTTGAATCTGCTTGGCAACGCTGCCAACAGCTTTGGTAACAGCGCTTGCAACACCACCCACCACGCTGCCAGCAGCAGACAAGGCGCCCTTCAACCATCCAGGCAAGCTGTTGTAAAAGCCAGCAATAATGCTGCGGGCATAATCAAAGGCAGCACGAAATGCGTTGCCGATTGGTGCGATAATCCCCTGCGCGCCAGAAGCAATGCCGTTCCAGACGCCTTGAATAAAGCTGCCAAGATTAGCGGCTGTATCGCTAATGAACGATGCTGTCGAATCCCACAAGTCAGCGATGAAGTCCATCGCCGAACCCCAGGCGTCAGCAACTGGCTCAAACGCCGCGGCCAAGTCGTCAACCAGGGTGTCTTTGATTTCGATCAGGCCAGATTGCAGGTCCGCAAAACGCGACTGCGCTTCGCTGACAATTCCGCTGACGTTGAATGCTTGCTCAATGGCCCCAGCAATGGTGCCAATGGCATCAATAATCGCCTTGATTGGCGCAAGTAAAACGCTGAGCGTCTGGCCAAAGATCCGAACGGCAGCAGCGGCTGCCTGCAATGTCACCTTGATAACGTTGCCAAGCTCTGATTGATCAGAAAAGATGTTCTGGAATTCAGTGGTTACTGCTTTCCATGCACCCTGAATCGAGTTTGCAGCTTGCGCCTGTGCTGCGGCGGCAGCACCTGCACTGCCCTTTTGTTTTTGCAACAACTCATCTGCCCGATTCAAATCGTTCAGAACAGGCAGCAATGCAGGGCCAGCCTCTGTACCGAAGGCCTCAAACACCTTGCCAACATCAGCGCCGCTTGCTTTGATCTTTTTCAGCGTTCCAATCAAACCATCAGACGCCAAAGAGGCAGCAGTCACGTTTACGCCAAGATCCTCAAGCGCCTTGTTGGCCTCCCCTGAGGCGAGTCGTGCCAAAGCCGACTTCACGCCAGTGAATGCAACCTCAGCCTGAACACCTGAAGCTGTCGATTGGGCAATAATCGCGTTGATCTCTTCAAGAGGTATCCCAAGGCCAGCTGCAGCTGCCGCCACCTTGCCGATGTTTTGGGCGTACTCAGCAACAACAATCTTGCCGTCGTTCTGCGTTTGAATGAATCGATCAACAACAAGACCTGCCTGATCTGCCGCTAGGCCATAGGCGTTCAAAACGCTGGTTGCTGCATTGCCGACGGTGTTGATGTCAGAAAAGCCACCAGTGGCGCCAAGACTCGCAGCCTTAAGCACCAACGCTGCATCTGATGCTTTGACAAAACCAGCAGACGCAACGTCATAGGCAGCGCCAGTTAATTCGGCAACACTGGCTTGGCCCTTTAGCTCTGCGCTAACTCCTCTGAGTTCAGCCACCAGGGCTTCGCTATCAGTGCCAAGGCTTCTGACTTTTGCCTCAGCAAAGTCTTGCTGCGCAATGACTTGAAAGCCAGCCGTCAACGCAGCAA